GCTCATAGTGTTTGGTTTGTGCGGTTCGATACGTGGCGCGTGCTGTCAACGAGCGCATGGCGCGGCTAGGCAGCATGTCGAGCTGCTCGGTCAACTGGATGCAGCGCTTCGATACGGCGGCGCGGGTCACTCCGTGTCGCTTGGCGATGGCGGTCATCGAGTCGCCCATGAAGCCGACGCCGCTGACGAGCGCCAAGCATTCGAGCGAGAGCTGCGCGTTCGGCGTAGAAAGCAGTTCGCCAAGAAGCCGCCGCAACACCTCCCAGACGCGGTCGTAGTCCGGCGCGGCCTGCGTAGGGTTCACCATGGAGAGCGCAGGGTCCGTCGCGTCGGCTTCGCTGTCGCAGTCGATCGCCACGTCATCATCGCCGACTAGAGGTAGCTCCGACACGTCGCAGGGCTTGCCTGTTTCGTAGCGGTCAGGCTCGGCGGTGAGCAGGCCCTGCTTGCGTAGCTTGCGTCGTTCGCGGGGGCCGAGCTTGGCGACCCAGTCGGCGTAGGCGCGGTTGTAGTCCGCGTTGCGCGCTCGCTGGCGTTCAGAGTAGTCGCCACCGCTCATCGCCGCACCTCGCTTTCGTCATCGCCAGTGTCAGTGTCAATATTGACAGCCAGTGTCATTTTGGGGTTAGGGGTATGCCCAGTGTCACAATATCCCAATACTCCCCCCTCTCCGAGGGGGAGTATTGGGTTTTGACACTGGCACTGGTGAGAAGAGATCGAGTTGTGACACTGAGTTTTGACACTGGATATTTTCGGCTCGTCTTGATACCGATAGCCTCGCCATGTTTTCGTGTCGGGATTGAACACGATCGCGCCTGACTTTCTGACCTGTTGGAACAGGTTCGCCATGAAGCCAGGATGGCTCATGATGTAGTCGACGACCTCGGAGTCCTCCCAACGGAACTCGCAGTCGGCGTCGCGCAGGGGATAGTGATCGAGCGGCGGCATATCGCCGAAATAACGTCGTAGGGTTTCAGCTTTCATTGGTGGTCTTGCCTTTCAAATGTTCGCGCCAGCGACGGCGCACGGTGGAGATCGAGATTTCGTATTTCACGGACAGTTCGGACTGCATCTCGCAGGTTAGTTGTGTGATCGAGTCGAACTCGGGAATGGGCTCGGGACGCGCCTTGGGCCGCCCTCCGCCCTTCTTCCCGATGGTGTAGGTCGCGCCGCTTGGCTTCTCCTTTTCTGGCGGCGTCGGATCGGCGCATTGCTGCCAGCAGATGCCCGTGTCGCCGTGTCGCACGTAGATGCCCTCGGTGGGGTTTCCGAGCATGTCGGCCATGCCTGCACGCCGCCGCCGCTTGCAGAGTTCGAAGCGAAACGTGAGCGGCATCCCGTCGGGCGTCTTGACGCGGGTGAGGACGGCCACCTCGCGCGCCCAGTTGGTGAGCGCGGAGGAGCCGAGGCCGCTGTAGGCCATGTCAGAACCCGTCCAGTGGCTCTTTGCACGCGGGTCGGCAGTCGGCTTACCCGTGTGGTGCATGAAGCACCAAATGATGCCCGTGCGCTCCGAGATGGGGTTCAATAGCCGCCCGCAGAACTCGCTTATGACCTTCTGCTGGCTTGCGTCGTCGCCGATGTAGTTGAGGAGCGGGTCGCCCCAGACGAGGTCCGGCTTGTGGCGTTTGATGAGGACTTCCGCCGCCTTGGCGAAGTCCGCGCCGCAGTGGATCGTGTCGCGGTAGAAGATGAGGTTCTCCTCCAGCGCGGTGGTTTGTTCGCTGGTCAGGCCCATCCCAAAGCGCACGCCCTGAAACATCTCCGCGAGGTCGCCGATGTCGTTCTCGGCCTGAATGAAGAGGCTGCGCAGAGGACGCACGGGCCGGATGTTGAAGACCGGCAACCCCAGCGCCCACATGACTGCGAGCTGCATCGAAAACGACGACTTGCCGACGCCCGACTGGCCGACGACAACAAGGCTGCCGCCGCGACAAAGCCAGCGGTTGCCAAGGATCGTGTTCGGATCGTGCGTTGTGTCGAAGCGGCCAAGTTCCGACACCCGCAGCGGCGCGGCTAGGCCGAGGCCGTCGCCCTCACTCTCCCACTCCGCGAACGAGGCCGGGCCGAGATTGAGCGCAAGGAGCTTCTGCACCGCCTCGCCGCGCAGGCCGCCGGGGCAGCGAGAGAAGCGCGACGGATTCTTGTTCGCCCCGTCGATCGGGAAGGACTCGGGGAGCGCCTTCCAGACGCGTTCGCGCCGTGCGTGGAACTCCTCCTTGTTCGCGGCATCAACCCGCACCCAGGCATGGATCGACGCACCGCCGGAGTCGATGAGCGCGGCTATCGGCAGGCCCGAAGCGCGCAGGATCTTCTCCTGCTCAACCTTCGGGAGCTTGTCGCTCTCGATCAGCGTATGGCGGAAGCGCGTCACGTCCTTGTCGCCGCCGTGGGCCTTGGGCGTCACCGGGTTGATGCGGATGTAGAGGCCGCTTTTGCCCGAAAAGAGCCGTGCGACGCCGCCCTTGGCCTGCACCCTCTCGATCCATTCGTCGCGGGTATAGACGTTGACCCCGCCGTGCTCCGGCACGGCCCGCGTCTCGCCGTCCGGCGTCATGCCGGGCGCGATCGAGACGATGTCCGTCGGCTCGAAGCAGGTCTTGAGGAGCGCCTCGAACGGGTCGCTGTAGTCCTCGACTTTGGGCCGTGGCCGTGGGGCGAACGCCGCCGCGCCCGGATTGGCACGCCATTCGGCCTTGCCAAGCTCGGAGCGCAGGCGGCGGTTCGCGTCCGCAACGGCCTCCCTGCAACTGTCGTGGAAGCAGTAGAGGGTCGGCGCGTAACCGTCCTCGGCGTCAAGGGTTACGCGGCAGTCGCGCTCCTTCGTCGGCGAGGTGTGCAGCTCAGCGCCGGGGCAGGCGCAGAAGCCCGTCTCTGCATCCTGCCACTCGACCGGCCCGAGCACCGCCTCCGCGATCTTGCGAAAGTCCGGCGCATCGGGAATGCCCTTGGATTTATAGCGGATCATTCGGCCCTCCCCATCGTTTCGCCAATCCATGCCTGCGCTTCCTCGAAGGTGGCGAGGTCGGGCTTCGGGTGCCCGTGCGAGCGCAGGAAGTTCAGCTGGCGCGGCGTCGCAAGGCCGTGTTCGCGGCGCGTGAAGAGCAGGTCGAGAACGCGCGAGGCGTGGCCCCGGCAGCTGATGCAGTCGGTGTCAAAACCCGCCTTCTCCAGTGCCTGAATCTGGCGATCGCTCGGAGCCTTGCCCTCCCACGAGAGTTCCGGCACGTAGTCGGCCACCTCGACGGCGTGCAGGCTCAAGCAGAACTCCACCGCGTCGATCGTGCGAGGCTTGCGCCGGGCGCGCTTCTTCAGAACCTCGGCAAGGCGCGACTCGCGTTCTTCAACGACATCCTCCTCGACGTCGAGCAGGTCAACTTCCTCGCCGCCACCCGCCACGAGCTTGTCCGTCAGCGCCGCCGCGTCCTCGTCGCTGCGGGCGATGAGCCGGGCGGGCTTGATGAGCGAATGGTCGTCCGTGAGGAACAGCGGATCGAGCAGGAGCAGGTTCTCCTTGCCCTCGGCCATGCGCGTGCCGCGTCCCACCATCTGCTGGAAGAGCGAGAGGCTCTTGGTCGGACGGAGGATGAACACGCAGTCCGTTGCCGGGTGATCCCAACCAGTCGAGAGCAGCGAGGCGTTCGAGATGATGTCGTATTCGCCGCGTTCGTAGGCGCGAAGGCCATCGCGGTTGTTGCCGTCGACGTGGATGGCGCGCAGGCCCTCCTCACGGCACGCGGCGACGAACGCCTCGCTCGTTGCGATGAGCGGCAGGAAGGCCACGGTCTTGCGCCCGGCGGCGTGCTGGCGCAGGAGCTTTGCCGCCTCGCGCAGATGGGGCGCGATTGCGTCGCCCAAGTCGCCGTCGTTGTAATCGCCCGCCGTCGTTCGGACGCGGCTGAGGTCGACCGGCAGGGGCACGCTTTTGATGACGATGCGGGCGAGCCAGCCTTCCTTGATGAGCCGCGCAAGGCCGATCTCCACGGCGATCTTCTCGTAAAAACTGCCGAGCTGACGGCGGTCAGAGCGAAAGGGTGTCGCGGTGACGCCGAGGATCTTCGCGCCGCCGAAGTGGATGAGGACCTTCGCCGCCATCGCGCCGAGCGTGTTGCGGTGCGCTTCGTCGACGATCACGAGGTCGAAGTAGTTTTCAGGCCACTTTTCGAGGCGGCGGCAGATGCTTTGCGTCGTCGCAATGACCACGCGCTCGCCGGGGCGGGCGCTTTGCTCGGCCATTTCCACGGCGGCGAACTCGCCGGTATACTTGTGGTATTTGTCGGCGTTCTGATGGACGAGCTCCTGCGCGTCGGCCAGGAACAGGCACTTGCCGTCCCAGCCGCGCATGAGTTCGGAGGCGAGGATGGTTTTCCCCGCCCCCGTGGCCGCGACGCCCAGAAGCCGGTTGTGGCTCTGGAAGTCGCGGCGCACGGCGAGGAGGAACTCCTCCTGATAGGGGCGAAGGTTAAAATGGCTCATTGTCATTTTCCTTCTTCGCGGCGGGGATGACAGTGGCGGGCTTCGGCGATGCCGGGCGGGTCGCGGGGCGCTTGGTGAGCCACATGTCCACCTTATTGTTTCGCTTGCCCTGATAGTCCTCGATGCGCAGTCGGGCGTAGCCTTGACGGCCTTCGAGGTTCGCGGCGACGAGCTCGACTTCCTCGCCTTGGGTGACACGCTCGCCGATCGCCTTGCGGAAGGTGTCGATCTTCCAGTAGCTCGATTCGGACGCCACGAGGTAGTCGAAAAGGCGCACGCCGTGGCCTTCGACTTCGAGCTTGAGCTTTATCATTTCCGTGCCGTTCTGGGACACGGTTTCGGCGGCTTCCAGCACGGTGAGGAGGTAGTCTCCGGCGGGGACGAAACGGGGCAGATTCTCGGCGTTATTGGATACGTATCTCATGTTAGGCGGTCTCCTTTTCGGTGAGTTTCTTCGTGAGGAAGCCGATGGTCCTTGCGGCCTGATCCATCGTTAGGGTTTGCCAGTTTTCGACGCCTTCGAGGTCGTCGGCTTCGAGCCAGCGGAAGAGCTTCGTCAGCTCCGCAGGCCCGTAGTTGAGCTTGCTCCAGAGCGTCTGGATGTTCTCGATCTGCGTCGGCGTGCAGGGCCTTGGTGGCTCGGCGGGAAGCGCGGGGGCCGAGGGCTTCGGGGCGGGCTTGGACGCCGCAGCCGGGGCAACTGTCAACGATTGCTTTACAGTTGCCGGAAACACGGCCTCCAGCGCGGCGAAGTCCATCGGGATTACGTCAGCAAGACCGTGACGGTTCTTGGCGTCGTAGGCGGCGCAATGGGTCGTGTAGATGCGGCGTTCCTTGCCGCCGATCGCGCGTTTCTTCCCCTCGCCTTCCGTGACCTTCGTGAAGTAATTGACGAAGAGGAGCAGGTCGCACCATTCCTTGAGAAGCGGGGCGCATTGCTTACTGAGCTTCAGTTCGTAGCGGTCATAGGCACCGGCGGCGTCGGGCTGCTCGAACTTGCGAATCGTCGAATGCGCGACCATCACGACGTGCATCCCGCGCTTGCGCAGAGCCTCAAGCGAGCCGAGGAAGCGCGAGAACTCTTCGGCTAGAATCGTGTAGCCCTTGCCGTAGGAAAAGTCCTCGATGCTGTCCTTGTTCGCGCGGCGGCAGAGGTATTCGGCGAGGAGGCGTTCCAGCCAGTCCACGGTGTCGATGACGAGCGTGCGGCGGTCGTGTTCGCGGGTGGCGAGCTGCATGATCGTGTCCGCGACATGCTCCCAGTATTCGGGGCGCGGGAAGCGGACAACGTCCAGTTGCGCCGTGCCGCCTTCGGTATCGAGGAAGACGGGTGCTGGAAATGCTGCGGCGAGGGTCGACTTGCCGATGCCTTCGGGTCCGTAGATGACTGCTCTCTGGGGCAGCGCGATCTTGCCGCTCACAAGGGCAAGCGTGTTGGTATTCTGTTCGGTCATAGCTATTTGCAGTTGTTCGTGAAAGTTCTGATGGAGGGGATCGCCTCGCCAGCGAGGTACCGGGAGACGGTGTCAATGGCCTCGCCGAGGTCGTGACAGAGGGCGGTCGCGTAACCGCGCTCACGGAGCGCAGTCAGCCATTCGCGCTGCTCGGGGCTCGCCCGGCCTTTCGCGCTCTTTAGCTCGATGAAAAGGCCGTGGAATGGCCCCGAGGCGACCGGCAGAAACACGTCCGGCACGCCGGGCTTCACGCCCTCGGCCTTGAGGATCGCGCCGGTGATGGCGTCGCGTGCGCCGCCGTTCGGGATCGCGAACATAAGCCGCAGAACCGGCGTCTCCGCCGCGCTGTAGCGGGCCCACTTGAACAGGGCCGCCTGAATGCGATGCTCCTCGCAGCGGGGCATTAGCGGCCCCCTTTCCGTGCGGAATTGCTGGTCGTCTGCGCCTCGTAGCGACGGACTTCCTCCATCGTGAAGCGGAAGGGGCGGAAGCCGCGCAACGGGCGCAGTTCCGTATTGCGCACCAGGCGGCGGACAGCCTCAGGACCGAGGGCCCAGCGGCTGGAGAGTTCCTCGACGGTCAGGCAGAACTTCAGTTCAGGCGTCTGCCGCGAGGTGATAAGCTGGCCGAGTTCGTCGATCCGCCGCGTCAGGGCGTCCACTTTCTCGTCCAAGG